ATGAGCAAACGCGATAGAATACAAGAAATTTTAGCCCAACGCTTTAGCGTCGGACAGATACATATAAAGAAAACACATTATTCCTTGCAAAGGGAAATAATAACATTTGGCCCACGAATGGCTCATGATGATACAATTGATGCACTTGCGTATGCATGTAAATTTGCATATCCGCATGAGGAAATCAAAAAAGACAAGGATGGCCGTTACATTGTCAATAGACCTAGGGCAAGAAGTTGGATCACAGCATGAGGATTAGTCAAATGAATTGTGCTTGCAAACCTACTATTTGGATTATTAATTTTAGGGACCGTTAGATATGGCGATTATATTACAGATGAATGTCCACAGCAGGGGTACGCCTGCCCCACAATATGTGATGTGGATCACAAACACCTACCATTAGAGGAGTGTAAAAATGGCAAAAAAACAGAAGACAAAAGCAGAACAAATCCGACACCTATTTACGAGAGCAAACCAGGCCCAGAGGACACAGTGGCAGATCGTTAACCAAAAGGGGTTTGATTTTGCTAATGACAATCAATTATCAGCCCAGGAGAAAACCTCATTAGAAAGTCAGGGGATGCCTACATTTACTATTAATAGGATTGGACCTGTTGTAGAAATGCTTAATTATTATTCCACGGCAAATCAACCTAGGTGGCAGGCAGTTGGAGCCGATGGCTCTGATGCAGAAGTTGCTGCTGTATTTTCTGATATGGCTGACTATGTTTGGGGCCTTTCAGATGGTGCGGCTGTTTATGCCAATTGCATTAACGATGCTGTTACAAAAAGTGTTGGCTATATGATGGTTAATATTGATAAGGATCAGGACAATGGTATGGGTGAAATTACACTAACTCAACCAGAACCATTCGATATATATGTTGATCCTAAATCTAGAGATATGTTGTTTAGAGATGCTTCCTTTATTATGATAAGAAAGATCTTACCTAAGTCTCATTTGTTAAAATTATATCCAGATAAAAAACGAGCAATTAATAAGGCATCTGCCTTTACTGGTACTGAATTTAACTACTCTGAAAAGGCTATGGATGATGAACAGCAGGATTTTGTCTATCAGGATGTTGTAGATGCAGTTACCGCAGAAGGCGAACAAGATGATCTATTAGAATTTTTTGAAGTATGGGAGAAAATAAAGGTTCCTTTGATTAATGTTTTCTATAAAATTCCCCCAGAGCCAGCAGAGATGAAACAAATTCAAGCTCAAGCCCAGGAACAAATAGCCCTGCAGAAACAGGAAGTTCAAGTTGCATTAAAAGAACAAATGCAGGAAATGCAACAAGCTGTACAATCTGGAGAAATGATTCCTGAAAGAGCTCAATTGGAAATGAAAAAGGCTCAAGATCAGGCAGAAGAACAGTTAAAAACTCAAGAACAAGAAATTATGACTACACTTCAGCAAGCTGCTGAAACTATTGAAAACAAAGTAATAAGTGAAAAGGAATTTAAAATCTTAATGAAAGATGAAAATTTTGCTTCACTTGTGACAGATCAAGTTAAATTTTATGCAGGAAGGATAAAACAAACTTGTTCTGCTGGTGATACATTATTAAAGGAATATGTATTAGCTGATACTATTTCAGAATATCCAATTGTTCCTTTTCATTTTAAATGGACTGGGACTCCATTTCCAATGTCAGCTGTAGCACCTTTAATAGGTAAGCAGCAGGAAATAAATAAATCACATCAATTATTAGTACACAATGCTTCTTTGGGGAGTAGCCTACGGTGGCTATATGAAGAAGGTTCTATTAACACCGCGTACTGGGAAGACTACTCCTCCGCTCCTGGTGCACTGCTCCCCAAGAAGCCTGGATTTGAGAATCCATTGCCAATACAACCTATGCCACTTAGCAATGCATTCTTTGGTATTGTGCAGGAAGGTAAGCAAGATATGGAATACTTGGCTGGTATTTATTCTGCTATGCAGGGAGATACTGAATCCCAACATGAAACATATAGGGGTATGCTAGCACTTGATGAATATGGAACACGTCGTGTTAAACAATGGATGAATCATAATATAGAACCAGCTTTAAGACAATTGGGAAGGATAATAAAAGAATATTCTCAAACCTTATATACTGCGCATAAAGTATTTAGAATAGTGCAGCCATCTGCATTACAAGACGATAGAGAAGTCCAAATTAATGTTCCTATTTATAATGATATGGGAGAGGCTATAGGTAAATGGCGTGACTATTCTGTTGCTAAATTTGATGTTAAAATAGTATCAGGTGCGACATTGCCAGTAAATAGATGGGCTTATTTAGATGAACTTATGAAAATGTTTGAATTAGGAGTAATAGATGACATTGCAGTTCTCGCAGAAACTGATATTAAAAATAAAGAGCAGGTTGCAAAACGTAAGAGTATGTATTCACAGATGCAAAGTCAAATGCAGCAAATGGAAGAGCAAACTAAGGATCAGGCTGGTACCATTGAAACTCTTGAAAGACAACTTGTTCAAGCTGGAATTAAAAACAAAATTATGCAAGCTACTACAGAAATTAAGAAGAAGCAGGCTGATGATAAGAAGACCAAAGATAAGGCCCTACTTGATACTCAGGCTGAACAAAAGCTTCTTCGCGGTACAATGGGTAAAGAATTTGACTTGCAAAAGCGAGAACTTGCGTTGGCGGATAAAGAGGCCAGAGCAAACAGTAAGGCAAAAGATAAAAAATAAAAAATAATTGTTGCATTTGTATACCCTTTGGTGTACAAAATTGCTAATCAATTTATTACAATCAATAAGGAGATAAAAATGGCAGAAAATACAAATTCCGCTGGTAACTTGAATGACGACCAAGTCTTCGACTCCAGCGATGATTTTTTCGACCAACTTGACAAAACTGTAGCTGGCGAGAATTCGTCAACTACTAATGACAATACTGTAATGGTAACCCAAGATGCAGGCGACTCCGAACAGGTAACTCGTCAACAGCAGACTGGCTCCAAAGATGCAGCATGGGATAGTGAGGACAACCCTTACAAGCAAAAAGCGGAAAAACTAGAAAAGCGTTACGCTGATTCCAGTCGCGCTGGCCAAGCCAGCTACTCAAGACTGAAGGAGCTAGAACCATTTTTGCCTGTCCTCGATGCAATGAAGCAGGATAGCGGACTTGTAGATCATGTTCGTACTTATCTGGTGGGTGGTGGACAACCACCTAAAACTGTACAGGAGCAGATGGGATTGAAAGAGGACTTTGAGTATGATGCTCATGAGGCCATGACCGATCCAGGTTCTGATTCTGCTAAAGTTTTTGGTGCTTCAGTTGACAATTTGGTCCAACAACGTGTAGGTCAGATCTTAGGTGCTGAAAAGGAAAAAGCTCAAGAAGTACAGCAGCGTTTATCGCAACGGCAAAAGGCTCTTTCTTTTCAGAAAGAAAAAGGTCTAAGTGATGATGAAATGAAGGATCTTTTGACATTTGCTCAAAATACCCCCATGACATTGGATCATGTCTACGCAATTAAGAATCAAGGTCAACGAGACACTAACGTAGCTAATTCTACTAAGAATGATATGCTCAGTCAGATGAAAAACGCAAGATCTATGCCGACATCTGCTTCTGGAGCCAATAGTCAAGCAGGCAATGTATCATCTGATGATCAAATGTTTGCTTCTCTGTTTGGTGATGACGCAGAAAATGATAACTTGTTCGGATAGACATATATAAGATTGTGAAAATTTCTTAAGTCTATCCTCGAACACAAATAAGGAGATAGACTCATGGCTGATTTTGATCAAATCAATCAGGCGTATAATGATCAACCATGGTCGGTAGAACATCCTGCTGAGAACTTAAATGTCCCTGACGTTGGGACTACGTTCTCTACTGGTTTATCGACTGGTGATCTTCGTAGAAAGTATAACTTCGGTAATACTTTTACGACGCTTTCGGCTAAACGCGACCCTTTTCTCCACCTCCTAAATCGGATTAAGGGAGGAAAGGTTGCAACAGATGATCCATTCTTCAAATTCACAACAAAACGCATGTGCGGACCGCAACATCGTTATGGTTATATTGTAGGGG